TGAATTAATTTATCCCAAAACAATTTTTCGGTGTAAGGCAGATCAGGTTCTTTGTAATGTTTATATTGTTCTTGCTTATGCTGTATGTATTGCTTATCTAATTCTATATAACGATCTACGAAAGAGTGTTCTCCCATGATTGCCCCTAACTAACTGACTAACTTCTCCTGGCTGCCAGGTAAGTTAGTTCTAAGATAGCCCCACCATCTCTGATGGGGCTTCTCCTATTGCTTCTCCTATTGCTTTGCTTGCTTATGCTTCTGCTATGGCTTCTGCTATTGCTTTGCGTTCTTTGCTGGGAACTGTTCCATTAACTGCTTAGTCTTTGGAGTAAGTCCATGCCAAGAACTCCAATCTTTACCGCCTCTACTCATGTAGTAAGCGATCTTTGCATTGACCACAGGGTTGAGCAATTCGGCATTATTTTCTAAACCAAATTTTTCTCTACGATCTTTGCCTAACTCTCCGATCATGTTTATTTGAAACATGCCCCATGAGTTATCACCTGTGTTTGTATTAGGATTGTGAGCGAGGGGTCGCCCATTACTTTCCTTCTTAGCAACTGCCCATGCTTCTTTCAGGTCTATGCCTGTGAAACCTACGGCTTGAAGCAACTCAACCAATTCAAGATCGGTCAACTTATGAGTATTCTCATACTTTTTTAAGGTTGCTTCGTTTGTTGTTTGTTGAATTACTAGTGCTTCGGCTTTTGTTGGTGCTATGGCATCTGTTGTAGTTGCTACTCCAAATGCTACGGCTAAGGTCGAAATTGACCCACCAAGTATTAAAGCCTTTATTCTTGCTTGTGCTTTTGCTGATGCTTTGACTATTGCCTTTGGCATCTGCTCGGCTCTTACTCTTGCGTTTGTTTTCATCATCACTCCAAATAGTCGTTGGCACTTTCAGATGCCTTTGACTGGTGTGAACGAAGGCGGTGTAAATACCGCTCTGTCGTCTTGATCGATTGGTGTCCTAATCGCTCTTTTACTTCATGAACATCTATGCCGTTCTTTAACAACTGCGTAGCGTTTGCATGTCGTAAATCGTGAGTTCTAGGCAACCAGCCGATTGCGGACTTGGCTATTGCTTTGTTCCAAGTTGTTCTCCATACATCACGAGGCATGTGGCTCATATTGTTGATGAAACTCCCTTGCTTATGCTTCTGCTGATGCTTCTGCTTTGCCTTACGGCTTCGGCTTCTTACCTGCTCTGCTTCTGCTAGTGCTTCTGCTTGGGCTTTGGCTTTGCGGTAGTCTGCTACTGCTTGCCTACACCCTTCGCATCTACAACCCCCATGCGTATAGGAGTAGAGAGTTCCATGCTGGAACTGTTTTCCGCCTTTCTCGAATGGTCGAGAGGGCTTTGCGCTTCGTGAACCTTTAAGTTTACTCTCCGTTAAGAGTATTGTTCTTGGAAACATCAGATCATCTTTTGCTATGCCTTTTGCTAGGACATACGCATTTAACTGCTGTAATAGGGCTTTTCCTATCACTAGGCTTCTCTTATGCCCTGACTTGGTGGCATCTATCACCATGAACCTAGTTCCATTGTTGTAATTTGTTCCTAGATCACTAACTCGCCTTTGAATAAAGATTTCGCCAGTTTTGAAATTAATGTCTTTTGCTCTTACTTCCGTTGCTTCACCAAATCGGCAACCACTTGCTACTAAGAATTGGGCGAATAATTTAGTTCCTTGTGTCGGTAAATGCTTAATGATCTCCTTAAACTCATCAGGGTCTAGGAGATTAGATATATTGGCATGATTGACCTTAATCTTAATTCCATGTGTCGGATTGCTCTCCAACTGACCAGCATTAACCAACTTTGAAAACATTGAGCCAAGAGAAGCCTTCACCTGATTTAAGGTGGCAGGTCTAACTCCCGATAGTTTGAGATCATCAATTAACTTAACTAGGTCTGAAGGCTTCAGGGAAGTTAGTTCTCGATCTCCTATAACTGGAATTACAAATCTAGTTAAGACCGACTTATAGCCCTTCTTTGTGATTGGCATTAGATCAGCCACCGCCAGCCATTGATCTACAAAATCAACCACCCTTAAATTAGCCTTTGAGGGGGCTTTTAAGCCCTGCTTCTCGGCTTGTATGGCGTGATACATGGCTTCGGTTTCATTAGCCCATGTGCCAGCCGATAAACGGCGATTTTGAAGCCTGTAATAGCCTGTAAATCTGCCGTTGCGCTTAATCACATACGCCATAAGTTGCCCCTTCTACTGGCGAGTAATGACCCTTCTACTGGTGAGTAATACTACTGGTGAGTAGGTTCTTAATCAAAAGATAAGCCCCTAATCCAAATCGGACTAAGGGCTGAACTATTGGCTACATAGGGAATTAGGCGGTCAGGCTTGGAACTAACTTGGTGGAACACCAGACAAGTTAGTTATTGAGCGTGAACTAACTTTTCTGGAATTAAATAAAGTTAGTTCAATCTACCAACTGGCTTGATAACTAAATCCTAATTCGTGATCGCTCTCTAATAGGGAAGTAATTAAATCAATCGTGTATTCCAGTTGGTAATAGTAATGATCGGTCAGATCACTACCACCAAAGAAAAATCCGTCAACTGGTGGAAGTGGATTTTGAAAAGTATCAGGAGTTAATTCAGTTTCTAAACTATTTAAGTAATCGCATAATTGATAAAAAACTTTTTGGTTTTCTATCTGATATTCACGACTAGGATTAGCCAAAGCCTTAATACAATCATTTTTTAATTGTAATAAATCTTCATCACTTAAATAAATTACTTGGCACTTATCAACGCCTTCTCCACACTTATCAACAATCCAGCCATGAATAGAGTTTGCTTTGCGCCAATAACCAACCATTGATTTAACAATTAAAGCAGAAAAATCAGGAGTTGGTAAATCTTTTAATCCAGCAAGATTTTTAATTTTGGTATAAGAACCAGTTTTATCAGCACCGCTACCAATATATTTTTCAGCATACAAATACATATCTAAACCCATTAGTTGATCTCCTTTACAATATCAATCGCAACATCAATAGCGTTGATAGCACCTGTATAGGTTGCGTAATCTGAATTGCCGTCTGCTTCTGTATTTTGTTGTTCTAATTCCCACAACTGGCGTAGATTTAACAATTTAGTAATTGCTTGATCTTTATTCATTTTCAATCTCCAATTCTCTCTCTGATGCCCATTGTTTTATGGTTGTTGTTAACCAAACTGGTGTTCTCCCCATGTATTTGTCGGGTTTGGGAAGGGTGTTGCGATTTAGATAACTGTGTAGAGTTTCGATCTTTAATCCAGTTAGTTTTGCTATGTCTGTATTTGTTAGCCATTCGCTCATGTTTATCTTTTAACTTTCTGTTTAGTTTCATTAGGTTTAGTTCCCCACTTTGTAGTTTTAGTTTCCGTATCAGCCCATAGATAAGGTAAATCTACTGGCACATTAAATTGATAATAAGTATTATCTTTACGATTTAGATTACTTTGATGCGAGTTATGAAGTTCTGAATTACCAAACCAAAAAGGTAATCCAGTATCAGGGAAGGTTGGGTGTATTGCTACAAAACTGGGCAACAAAGTATCTTTGTAGCCACGATCTATCCACTCTTGGCAGATCGCAATTCCGTATTCACACAAAGCCTTCTCATGCCCACGCCACATCTTTGTAGCAGGGTGATTACGCCAGCCCTGACTAATACCCATTAACGCCCTAAGTATTTGCCACGCTTCAACTCGTTGCTTACCTAATCGCCTGTAATCAAGAGCCTTAGCAGACTTAACAAAGTCAGGATAAGGAATAAAAGTATTAACCATTGATACCACTCCTATATTGTTTGCGAAGCAAACTTTGGCGTTCAATCTCAGTTAATCCACCCCATACGCCATATCTAACTTTGTTAGATAATGCGAAAGATAAACATTTAGTTTTAATTGCTTGATCGCAATTACCACAAAAAGTTTTGGCTTTTTTAATACCAATTACATCAGTTGGATCAGGAAAAAAGATTTCAGGGTCAACTGTTTGGCATGGCGCATCATCAATATCTTGTGGAGTAGGTGTGGTTAATTCAACTGGTTTTACTACTTTTCTTGCTTTAGTAAAAGACACTTGGCTTTTAGGTCTAGTCATGTTTGATCTCCATTACTATTAGATATTTGTTCAACAAACTTCTCCATAATTTCAACTAGATCAGTTGGTTCTAATTCAGCAACATTTAAGAGTATTTCAATCATGTGTAGTAAGCCCCAAACTAACATTTCAGGTTCTAATCCCTGATCTGTAATTAATTTGTTTAGGTGTTCGTTGGCTAAATACTCTTTTACTTCTTGTGGCAAACTATCTTGCCGTTCTTGATCTAACTTAAATCCACGAACAATTTTAATAAACTCATTGGCAAAGTTAATAGATTTAATTAAGTCCTTTTGTTCTTGGTTCATTGGCTCTCCTTTGTAGTAAATAGTTCGTTCAAATGATCGTATTGAGGTAATCCATTGTTATTTTGATGCCCAGTATCATCACCGCAATCAACGCATTGACCTAATACTGGAACTTTACAACCGCACTCACAATTACATTCAGGCTCGGTGCTAAACACTTCATCAAATAAACTTTCATCAAGTAAATCATCAGCCATTTTTATTCTCCCTTAATTGATTTAGATATTCCGTTTCTATCTTTCTAATCTGTATTCTTGAAGTTCCAAACATACGAGCAACTTCGGATAAAGATTTTTGATACGCAATTCTTTGGTGAACTATCTTTTTCTTTTCATTTTCATTAAACATTACTTACTCCAATTCTATTAGGAGTTGAGTAGGCGCAGATACGGCTCGTTTTATTATCCAAAGCAAATTAAGGAAATAAAAGTCTTGACCGCCCTTCACAAGTGAAAGGAGTGGGGAATGAAAACAAAACCCCAGTAAGGTCTTGTGTTAACGCCTACCCAACAATTTTAAGTTAGCGAGAGAGTAATCTCTTTTGTGTTTCTACGCAGTTATAGCAAAACCAAAGAATGTCCTGAGAATAGTTATCAGTAATTGTTTTGCCATTATTGCGAACGCCTTGCTGACCGCATTGATCACATAAATCTAATTCGTGATCTTGAACTTGTCTAACAATTTCTACATAACCCATTTACTTACCACCTAAATAACATTGATCAATAGTGCCAAAGCAATAGTGATCACCGACCCAATTAATGTGTGTTGCTAAATAATAAATCCCAACTGCTAACGCACTCCAAAAAAGAATACGAACCGCAGTTCGAACTCGATAATAAGTTTTTGATCTCATTTATTTACTCCTTTCCAAATGTAGTTGGTATCTCCAACTATTTTGTTCTTGATGAGTTTTAATTCGGTGGCAACTGGAACACCTAACAACGCACTTTTTAATTTCTGATTTAATTAATTTAGAAAGTTTGTTGCTACCAAGCGCAGTTCCGATATTAAACTTTTTACTATGTAAGTGATCAAACTCCAAAGCCAACACATTATTTTCACCACAATCAATACAAGGATTTTGTAATAAATAATTAAATACAAACTCCCTTACTTCTTTGTGGTTAGTTTTGTGTTTTTCCGCTTGTCTAATGGACACACAAGGCTTACAAGCCCCTTCATAGCCCTTATTACCGCTTGCGTGAGTTTTAGGTTGAAAGCGTGATAGTAATTTGATCTTGCGACAATAACTACAACGCTTTCTACCCTTAGCAAGTAGATTTAATTTTTCTGCTTTGCGTTTTGTTGAACCTTTACGCATTAGGGCAAAGCAAGATTTACACCTTGCCCTAACTTTGTATTGTCCGTCTAAGTGTTTATTAAACCGATTAAGTGGTAAAGCAGTAAAGCAACCAATACACACTTTAGTTCGTTTTAATTTAGTTATGGATTTTTTGGTAGCCACAAACTATCCAATCTAAGTGTTTTATATTTAAGATCACTATGGTTTGACGGAGTTAAATAACCAACATTAAATCGGCTACCAGTTGTAGATACGATCTTGCCTTTACGCAAACGACCATGTGCTTGAATAAACACCTGATCTCCAACATTAATGTTGTATGGATTTTTTATATCGTATGAACCAATCCGTTCATCAGTAATGGAAATTAATTCATCTTTCACATCTACAATTTGTGAAAGTAAATCTAATTTCTTTTGGCATTTTTTAATAACTTTATTTGGGTCAGTATCACCACCATAAATATAAAGCGTGGCAAGTTCACCTAACCAATTTAAGTTTTGTCGTGTATCGCCAACTCCACCGATCTCGTAAGCAATACCTTCATAATGAACAAAAGATTTAACATCATTTGCGTATCCACCAATTTGATCATCAGACAAATAGTTATCAGTTGTATTTCCATTTAAGTCCAAAACTGATCTGAACTCATAATTAAATCCAACAATTATTAGTTGAAAACTTTTGTAAGTTTGTTCATCAAAAGTTATATCAATTAACTTCTGTTCAGTTAATACATCAAACTTATTGCGAGTGTGTGGTTGCCAAATTGAAGTGCTGGTATCTCCAACACTCCAATAGCCGTCTTTATTATTGAACTTAGTTTTTAATCGTTCAAGATAAAAACTATCTTTAGTTTGTGTAGTCATTAACCCACCAAATCTTTCGCTTCAAGAACTTTCTCGATTAGTATGGACATAGTTTTGAGATCAATACTCATCTCAGATACTTCAATGTAATTATCTCCAACTCGGCGATTGCGTTGATCAACTGTTATGTGATTAACACGATCACCAATAATTGTTTTAAGAGATGCGATTAAAGAAGCAGAAACTCTTTCGTGGTATTCCCTTGCTTCACGCTGTTTGCGTTCACGCTCTTTCTGTTCTGCTTCTTGCTTTTGGCGTTCCAGTAATTCTTGTTGTTCTCTTTGCGCCCACTTTGGTTCAAGAGTTGCGTATTCAGCAACAATGTCTTGTGGTCTAGCCAACCAAAAGATAGTTGTTGATGCTTGTCCTGATTGAATGTAATCATCTGAACAAACTAAATAACCAACATTACGAGAACCTTTATTTGCTGGCGCAAAGTTTTGATCATCTTTTTTATCTGATCTATAAACTTTGTATTCATATTTATCAGTTGATACAAGAGTTGCGTTAGCAACATGATTGCGTTGAACACGATCAGGATTTTTCTTATCGCTTGATGAATAATCCCATGCTGGAATTACGCCATATTTAGTTCCTATTTTTAGTTCTGCGGATTTCATTTATTTATTCTCCTTAGTTAGAAGGGTGGAACATAGCCCCCCGACCATGTTCCACCACATTTGTTTGTTATGCGTTAACTAATCGCCGACTAATCGCATACTTCACGATTGATTTAGCCATGCTAATTAAGTTAAGGGGATTATTTACAATCGCACCAATTTCGCAATAGTGTGATTTTTCCTGATCAAGTTTTACTAATTCATCTTGATCAGCAATATAAGCAAAAGCAGTTAATACACCAGCATTACCTAGTTTTTTAATTGCTTCATCATTTTCTCTAACGGAATGGTGTTCCCACTCTCCGTCAGTAATAGCAAAGAAAATACGAACTGGTTTTTCAGTTTCAGCAAGTATTTTAGTTGCGTAAGTAATTGCTTCGGTTGGATTAGTTCCACCCTGAGAGCCAGCATTACGGATTACACCAGTTGCTTTTTCATCAGCACGATACAAAACATTTGTAGTTGTGTTGAATGTAATTACTGTGGTGTTTGCGTTAATGCGATCTAATGCTCTTTTAATCGCATACATAGCCCGATAAGCAGAAGTTTCTTTACTGCCACTCATTGAACCTGAATTGTCTAAAAGGATTACGCACTCGATCTCTGTGGCATCATCTTGACCTTCTGACCATTGATCAAAGATCGTATCTAAATCATCACCACGCATATATCTATGCGCCTGTAAGCGACCCTGTGATTGATATTTATTCCAAGCAGGGTCAAAGGTTGCTTTTAATCTTTCTAACTCTCTACTAAAAGATAGAGATGCTTGGAAAGTTTTAGCATCAGGAGTTTGATTATGATACCGAGATTTTTGTGGCTCTTTAGAATTATTAGTAGCAAGAGAAGGTAAGCCACCAATTTGTCTAATGATGTCGTTGATCTCGTCAGCAATCTGTTGGTTATCTAATATGTTATTTAACATATCAGATAAAGCAGATTGATTATCAGGAGTTTCATTACCAGCAGTTTTACCATTACCAGTATTTTTATTTTGATTAGTTAAATCAATTTCAATTACTGGTTGTGATTTTAATTGTTCTGCCAATTTAGCATCATCTTTAATAGGTTTTGTTTTAGCCCTATCACGATCACGCTTTTGTTGAATTGGTGGAACTGGGCGAGATGTTGATGAACTCTCTATACCTTCATGCGGTCTATCACCATGACCGAATGGAGATTTAATTGAGATCATAACTTTCTTGCCACCATTACCAAGTAAATCTTTTTCCCAATCCGCTAATCCGTCTTGGGAAACTTCTTGTTTTGGCATTAACGCAT